CGAGCCGATCACCAGGCCGGGTGATCTCTGGGTCCTGGATGGCCACCGGCTGCTGTGTGGGGACTCGACGGTCCGGGCCGATGTTGAGCGGGTCATGGCCGACGAGCGGGCGGTGCTGATGGCGACCGATCCGCCGTACCTGGTGGATTACGACGGTTCCGGGCACCCGGATTCCAGGGTCAACAAGGCAATGACCAAAGACAAGCGCTGGGACGAGTACAAGGACCCGGCCGCCTCCTCGGACTTCTTCGCCGACTTCATCGGCCTGGCCTTCGACGTTGGGCTGACCGAGCGGGCTCCGATCTACCAGTGGCACGCCGACCTGCGTCGCCACCTGGTCCAGGAGGCCTGGAACCGCAACGGCCTGCTGCTTCACCAAGGCATCATCTGGGTCAAGTCCCGCGGCGTGCTGAACCGCAGCCACTACATGTGGCAGCACGAGCCGGCGGTGTACGGATGGAAGCAGGGCATGCAGCCAGAGACCGACCGGCGCCCACCGGCCAACGCCACCACCGTCTGGCAGATCGACCAGCAGGGCGCCTGCAACGACATCCACCCAACCGAGAAGCCGGTCGAGTTGTTCGCCCGCCCGATCGGCTGGCACACCCGGCCCGGCGAGATCTGCTACGAGCCGTTCAGCGGCAGCGGCACCCAGATCATCGCCGCCCACGGCCTGGGTCGGCGCTGCTACGCGATCGAGATCGCGCCCCAGTACGTCGACGTGGCCTGCCGTCGCTTCCAGGAGCACACCGGCACCAAGCCGGTGCTGGAGGCCACCGGCGAGGTCCACGACTTCACCAAGGAGTAGCGCCCGATGGGCAAACGCGGGCCGGCGCCCAAGCCGACCAACCTGCGGCTGCTGCACGGCGAGCGGCCCCACCGGATCAACCAGCACGAGCCCCAGCCCTCGGACGCGCCGGTCGAGGTGCCCGGCTGGCTAAGCGACCCGGCCCGGGAGGTGTGGGAGCGCCTGGCCCCGGACCTGGAGCGCCGCGGGCTGTTGACGGCCTGGGACGCGGACGCCTTCGTGGTGCTGTGCAACGCGGTCGCCCACCACCGCCAGGCGGCCGAGTTGGTGGCCCGCTCCGGGGTGCTCATCAAGGGCCGCAAGGACGCGGTCGTGAAGAGCCCGGCCATGCAGGTCGTCCGGGACACCGCCCAGACCATCCGGGCCTACGCCCAAGAGTTCGGCCTGACCCCGTCCGCCCGTTCCCAGTTGATCGTCCCGGAGGCGAACCGTCGAGACCAAGCGGAGCGCCTCCTCTCCTAGCACCGGGGTCCGAAAGCCATGTGATCGCTGCCGCCGCCGTGGCCCGCACCTGTGTGAGCCGCGGGCTCACCGGGCGGTGGCGGTGTTCGAGGAGATCCTGGTCCACACCAAGGGCCGCTGGGCGCGGACGCCGTTCATCCTCGCCCCATGGCAGCGCGACGAGATCATCCGGCCGCTGTTCGGCCGCCAACGCTGGGACGCCGAGACCGGCCGCTGGGTCCGCCAGTACCGCATCGCCTGGCTCGAGCTGGCCCGCAAGAACGGCAAGAGCGAGCTGCTGGCTGGCATCGCCCTCATCCTGCTGTGCGCCGACGACGAGGAAGCCGCCGAGGTCTACGGCGCGGCTCGTGACCGCGACCAGGCCCGCAAGGTCTATGACGTAGCCGAGCGGATGGTGCTGCTGTCACCGACGCTGCGACGGCGCCTCACGGTCCGCTCCCATGAGAAGCGGATCATCGACGACCGCACTGGCAGCTACTACACGGTCATCGCCGCCGACGCGGCCGGGAACCTGGGCCACACACCACATGGCGCGCTGCTGGACGAGGTCATCGCCCAGCCGGACCGATCCCTATGGGATGCCCTGCGGACCGGGATGGGTACCCGGACGCAACCCCTGATGGTGGCCGCCACCACTGCCGGCAACGACCCGACTAGCTTCGCCGCTGCCGAGCACGACTACTGCCTGCGGGTGGCCAACCATCCGTCGCTGGACCCGACCCGGTTCGTGTTCATCCGCAACACCCCGAAGGACGCCGACTGGACCGACGAGCGGCTCTGGTCGCACGCCAACCCAGCCCTGGGGGACTTCCTGTCGCTCCAGCAGCTCCGCGACGAGTTGCGCGAGGCCCAGGCCAATCCGGCCGCCGAGAACGCCTTCCGCCAGTTCCGGCTCAACCAGTGGGTGCAGCAAGCGACCCGTTGGCTGCAGTTGGCCGCCTGGGACGCCACCGCCGGCATGGTTGTCGAAGACCAGCTCCGGGGTCGGGCCTGCTATGGCGGGCTCGACCTGGCCAGCAGCCGCGACTTGGCTGCACTGTGCCTGGACTTCCCCGACGACCAGGGCGGCCACGACGTCCTCTGGCGATTCTGGCTGCCCAGCGAACGGCTCCAAGACCTGGACCGGCGTACTGGCGGCCAGGCCAGTATCTGGGCGCGCAACGGGCTCCTGACCCCGACCGAGGGCAACGTCATCGACCACAAGGCCATCCTCGGCCAGCTCGACCGCGACGCCCGCGCCTTCGACCTTGCGGAACTGGCATTTGACCGCTGGGGAATGACTCAGATGTCGATCGACCTCCAAGACGCCGGCCTCACGGTGATCCCATTCGGGCAGGGATTCTCGTCGATGAGCCCGCCCACCAAGGAGTTCGAGCGGCTGGTGCTCGACGGCCGGTATCGGCACGGCGGCCATCCGGTGGCCCGGTGGATGCTGGACAACGTGGTGGTCCGAATCGACCCGGCCGGCAATTTGAAGCCGGACCGGCAACGCTCGACCGAGAAGATCGACGGGATCGTGGCCGCGATCATGGCCCTGGACCGGGCGACCCGCCATGGCATCCGGGCCCGCTCCGCCTACGAGGACCGGGAAGTCGAGGTCGTCTAGGTGTTCGAGTGGCGCCGGCTCCGGGTGCGCCGGGTGGTCGTCAATTTGAAAACCGACAAGGCATTTCGGGGAGCCCTGGTGGTGCGTCGCGGCACGCTGCTGTTCCTGCGGGACGCCGTGCTGTTGGAGCCCCGCCACGACCCGGTGAAGGTGGACGGCGTGGTCGTCATCGACCGGGCGAACGTCGACTTCCTCCAGGTGCTGCCCTGATGGCGATCGTCCAGTCGGCCGGGGCGCTGGAGGCCGTCCACCGGCCATGGTCGCCCGCCTACGTGCCCACCAGCGTGAGTTTCTACGGCGAGCGCTCGGTGGATTATGCGGCTCTCTACCGCTGCCAACCTTCTGTTCGTCTGGTGGTCAGCTTCCTGGCCCGCGGCATCGCGCACCTGGGCCTCAAGGTGTACCGGCGGGTCAGCGACACCGACCGTGAGAGCCTCAGCGACCACCCCCTGGCCCGAGTGTTGGCCCGGCCGAACCCGGCCACGACGCGGTATCGCCTGGTCGAGGATCTGATCACCGACCTCGGGATCTTTGGGAACTCGTACCTGGCCAAGGTGAAGTCCGCCAACGGGCAGGTCGCCCTGTTCCGCCTGCCGGCCAGCCGGGTCCAGCCGATGGGCGACAGCCCGTTCTTTGCCCAGTCCTACAGGTTCACCGGCAACCGTGGCTTCAACGACCTGGCCGCCGACCGGGTGGTCCACTTCCGGTTGCCGAACCCCGAGGACCCGCGGGTTGGGCTGTCGCCGCTGGAGAGCCTGCGCCGAACCCTCGCCGAAGCCGACGCCGCTGATGAGTACCGCGCCGGGCTGTGGCGGTCCGGCGCCAGAATCTCAGGGATCATCTCTCGCCCGGCCGACGCGCCGGAATGGTCGGACGCCGCCCGGGCCCGGTTCCGGGCCAGTTGGAATGCCCGCTATTCGGGGGCCGGGAGCGAGATCGGCGGCACCCCGATTCTGGAAGACGGGATGGCCTTCACCGAGGCCAGCTTCTCGGCGCGGGACAGCCAGTATGTGGAGTCCCGGCGGCTGTCGGAGGAAGAGGTCGCCCGCGCCTACCATGTGCCGCCACCGATGGTCGGGCTGCTGGAGAACGCGACGTACTCGAACATCACCGAGCAGCACGCGATGTTGTACAGCGACTGTCTGGGCCCGTGGCTGACCGCGATCGAAGACGAGATCGAGCTGCAGCTCCTCCCGGATCTCGATCCGGACCCGCGTGTGTATTGCGAGTTCAATCTGGCCGAGAAGCTCAAGGGCCGGTTCGAGGAACAGGCCGCGGCGCTGTCCAGCTCGACCGGGCGGCCGTGGATGACGGCCAATGAGGCCCGGGCCCGGATGAACCTGCCCCGCATCGACGACGAGGATGCCGACCGGTTGGGGGTCCCTCTCAACGTCCTCATTGGGGGGCAGGCGTCCCCTCGGGACTCGGCCCCGCCGCCGAAAGAGCTTGCGGTCGATCGACCGCAAACTATCGGCGCCAAGTCCCGCACCGGTCGGCAGGTCGACAAGCACCTGGAGGTGGTGACCGGGTTCTTCCGCCGCCAGCGTGACAGCGTGTTCGGCAAGCTCGGTGACAAGGCCCGTAAGGCGGCCTCGGTCGAGGAGCTGTTCGACAACGCCCGTTGGAACAAGGAGCTGGGCGCCGACCTGCTCGCCCTTGCCCAGCAAACCGCCACCGCGGCGGCAACGGTCGTTGCCGACCGCTTCGGCGCTGACGTCGACCCCGACCGGCTCCTGCCCTGGCTGGCCGAGAACTGCCGGATCTGCGCCGAGCGGATCAACGCCACCACCAAGGCCCAGCTCGCCGAGGCCGTGGCCGACGAGGACCCGTCGGCCGCTGTCCGCCGGGTGTTCGAGGTCGCCCTGGGCAGCCGGGCGGCCCGCATCGCTGGGGACCGGGTCACCACCGCCACCTCGTTCGGGGCCGAGGACGGGGCCAAGCAGGCCGGCGCTCGCGCCAAGGTCTGGGTGGTGACCTCGGCGTCGGCTCGGCCCAGCCACGCCCGCCTGGGCGGCGAGACCGTTCCGGTAGGCGAGCCGTTCTCCAACGGCGCCCAGTGGCCCGGCGACCCCATCCAGCCTGCCGCCGAGGTGGCCGGCTGCACCTGCCAGCTCGACTTTGGGCAGTAGGACACCTCTGGCCGCTGAGCGACCGGATCAGGGATTGTTCAGGGGGTGATCACAATCGACCGTGACCGTCTGGTGCTCGCTGTCGCGGTACCAGTCGTTGACGATCTCGCGGCGCTGCTCGCAGTCGTCGTCGGTGGGTTGCGACGTCTGCGGCGGGGGTGGGGCGCCCCAGAGGGCGCCGTCGATCACGTAGTGCTGCCAGGCGCCCAATGACAGACCGATGGCGAGCACGCCCACGACCAGGCCCCAGCCCACCCGCTCGTTGGAGGTGCCTCGGACGAGCTTGTAGATACCCGTAGCGAGCAGGGCGAGCACGACCAGCTCGCCCGTGTGGCCGATGGCATGGCCGAGCGCGAGCAGCAGCAGGATGCCGACGGCTATCAGGCCCCGCATCCCGGTGCGGTCCAGCCGCCGCTGCGTCACAGGTGCCGCACCCCAGTCGTTGGGTCGGGGCGTGCTGGATGACGGCAGGCCGGTCTGAGGCGAGCTTGTCGGGCGGCCGGTAGGAGATACGTCAGTTTGCGCTGTGGGGGTCGCGTCTGGTGCAGCCGCATCCAGGTCCGATGAAACAGATGTCAGGCGCCAGGCGCAGTTGGCGCAGTAGTAGTTGCCGCTGGCCTCTTGGCTGCATTCGGGACAGACGCTCATCGGGTCGGCTTCTATCCTCTCCGTCGGGGCTGACGAGGGCTGATCTCCGGCTCTGATCGGCTGGTTCGGAGCGCTGATGAGCGATGCCAAGTCAACGGTTCGCGGCAGTGCCCGAACAAGCCGTCCCGACCAGTTAGGGGTTGTCGAGGCGGTTTGATGAGGTCTGATCGGCTGATCGGCGAGATCCGCTGAGCCCGTAACGCCCAGGAAACCGGCGGCATCGGTTCGCACATCGCAGGACCCCACAGACCTCCCCATCGCCCTGGTCCGTAGGACTCGCCCAAATAAGGAACCTCCATGAGCCAGCACAAGGCCGCCCCGCTCGCCGACTTCAAGGCCCTCAACCCAGCGGCCGGGATCTTCGAGGCCGTCGTCTCGGTGTTCGCCAACGTCGACTCGGTCGGGGATCGGGTCGTTCCCGGCGCGTTCAAGGCGAGCCTGGAGCGCTGGCAGGCGTCCCAAGATCCGATCCCGGTGATCTGGTCGCACCGCTGGGAGGACCCCGAGGCCCACGTCGGGTTCGTGCTGGCCGCCGAGGAACGGCTCGAGGGTCTCTGGGTCAAGTGCCAGGTCGATGTGGACAAGCCGTTCGCCCGCCACGTCTACGACCTGCTCAAGGCCCGCCGGGTCCGCGAGTTCAGCTTCGCCTACGACGTGGTCGACAGCCGCTCGGCCAAGGACGGGGCCAATGAGCTGGTGGCCCTGGAGCTGATCGAGGTCGGCCCGACCCTCAAGGGTGTGAACCCAGCGACGCAACTGCTCACGGTGAAGGCCCCGGCCGAGGTCACGACCACGACCACTGCCGAGGCGACCACGGTGACGGTCAGCCCGACCATCACCACCACCGACAGCACCACCCCCTGGGCGGTGTGGCCGGCCAAGGCGGGAGCCCGCAACTCAGCGGCCGACCTGGGCCGCCTGCAGGACCTGCACGACCTGGCGGTCGAGCTGGGCGCCGCCTGCGCCACCGACCACCACCCCAGTGACACCGACGCGGTCACGCGAGCGGCCACGCCCGAGGAGCCTTCGGAGGCCAAGGGTCAGGAGCCGCCCGTCAGGAACCCGCTGGTGCTCCTCGCGGAGATCGAACTGCTCGACGCAGCGCTCCGCTAACCACTTCCCACCTCGACGCCACCGCGACGCCGGTGGCGTTTCGCATTGGAGGACACCTGCGCGTGGACGAGCTCAAGCACGAACTCATGCAGCACCTGACCGCCGCCCGGGATTTGGCGGCCAAGGCTGAGGCTGAGGGCCGCGACCTGACCGCCGAGGAGCGCTCGACCGTGGTCAAGGCCATGGACCAGGCCAAGGCGCTCAAAGTCCGCCTGGACCAGAAGCAGGCCGACAGCGAGATGCTTCATGCCATGTTCGCCCTGGGGGAGAACCTGGACACCGGGATCGTCGACCCCTCGGCCCAGCGGATCGTCAAGCCGGTCCCGGCCGGCAAGGGCCGCACCCCGGGCGAGCGGTTCGTGGAGGCCCCCGAGTTCAAGTCCTGGATGCAGGGCGTGGCCCCCAACGGCCGTATCCCCGAGTCGGCCAAGGGCCTGCACTCCCCGCCGGTCCAGTTCGGTGGCCTCAAGGCCCTGTTGACCGGGGCCAGCGACACCTCGGCGGGTGCCCTGGTGGTGCCCGACCGGGCCGCCTTCGTCGACACCCCCTACCGGCCACTCACCATCCGCGACCTGGTCATCAACGGCACCACTGGCAGCGACGCGGTGGAGTTTGTGCGCGAGTCCGGCCGGACCAACGCCGCCGCTCCGGTGTCGGAGGCGACCGCTGCCTCCGGCTCCAGCGGCACCAAGCCTGAATCCAGCTTCGCCCTGGAGAAGATCACCGAGCCGGTCAAGACCATCGCGCACTGACTCCGGCGACCAAGCGAGCCATGAGCGACGCCGGCCAGATCCGCACCATCCTGGACGCCTTCCTGCTGGCCGGGCTGGAGGAGGAGCTGGAGGACCAGATCGTCCAGGGCGACGGCACCGGGGAGAACTTCACCGGCATCCTCAACGTCGCCGGCACGACCGCCCAGGCGTGGGACACCGACCTGCTGGTCACCACCCGCAAGGCCCTAACGGCGGTACGGACGGTGGGCCGGGCCACCCCGACTGCGTTCGTCTTCAACCCGGCCGACAATGAGCGGCTGGATTTGCTCCGCGAGGGCGGCGCCACCGGGGCGTTCCTGTTCGGTGGCCCGGCCCAGCTCGGCACCCAGACGCTCTGGGGCAAGCCCCGGATCGAGTCCGAGGCCGTGCCCGCCGGCATCGGGCTGGTGGCTGACTGGCGCCTGGCGGTGCTGTGGGACCGCGAGCAGGCGTCGGTGCAGGTCTCGGATAGCCATGCCGACTTCTTTGTCCGCAATTTGCTGGCTTTCCTGGCCGAGATGCGGGCCGCCTTCGGCGTGCTTCGTCCGTCCGCGTTCGTGGAGATCGACCTGACGGCCTAGCTCAGCGACAGTCCGGCTGGCCCCGGGGAGATCGGTTAGAAGAGGTCGTCAAGATTGCCGACGACGCCGCCCACCCACACCCGGCCGCCGGGCTGCTGGGTTGCTGTCCACGGCTGGGCGCCGTCCTGACTACGCACGAAGAACACCTGGACGAAGGTAACGGGCACCCAGGCGAGCGGGATACCGAAGAGCTTGGCCTTGCTCGGCTTCCTGCCTGCGGACTCGTGGGTGCGAGCGACCTGCCAGCCGTCCTTGGCCTGCTCGTTGATCGTGTCCATGAGATCGGCCTTCTCGACCGTCATCTCCTTGTACTCGATCGGCTGCTTCTCCGGTGTCTCGATTGCTGTGCCCTGGTTCCCTTCTGCGGCGGTGTCGTTGGGGGATTCAGGTCAGGCTCCGGGTGCAGTACCGGCACACGGTGGCTGGGGTCGGAATGATGGACCGGCAGTGTGGACAGTGCTTGTTGGCTGCGCCGGGCGTGGTCTCGATGGTGGCGGGCTTGAGCAGCAGCACCATCGGCAGCGCCACGATGAACAGCAGCGCCCCGAATACGAACCAGACGAGGAAGTTCTCGCCCTTGTTGTTGGCAATGACGCCGCAGATCAGCCCGAAACACAGCATGAGCGCCAAGACCATGAGGATGTCACCTCCTTCCCGGTCCAGCGGCCCTTCAAGGCGGCTTACGGTGTCTCGCCCTCTGAGGTGGGCACGGCCGGTTCACCTCCTGCTCCTTTCTGCGGCGGTGTCGGTCGGCTGGTCGGACCTCTAATCGCGTTTTATCGGCGACTCCTGGGCAGGTCTGAGAAGCGGCGTGGAGCTTTCCTGGTCAATCCCGTTCGTGGCTGAGCCCGTACACCACTCCTACAGGAGGTCCCAATTGCCCAAGCTCGTCCGCGTCGAGGTCCGGCCCGGCGTATTCACGAAGGTCCCCGAGGACCAGGCCGAGACCCAGGAGGCTGAGGCCAAGAAACGCCAGCCGGCGGCCAACAAGGCCCGGCGGGCGCCGCGCTCGCCGGACGCCCCGGCCAGCAAGTCGTAGCTGGCGATGGCCTTCGCCTCGGTCGACGACCTGGCCACGTTCCTGCAACGCGACCTGACCGAGCTGACCGACGCCGCTGATCTGGCCCTAGAGCTGGCGACGGCGGCGATCCAGGCTGAGGCCGGCCAGCAGCTCACCCTGGCCAGCGAGACCATCACCGTGGCTCCCGTCGGGGCGGTGGTGCTGCTGCCCGAGCTGCCCGTGCAGGCGGTCACGGCCGTGGTGGTCGCGGGCGTCACCTTGGACCCGGACGACTACAGCGTCTCGACCCTGGGCATCCTGCGCCGGACCGACGGGGCGGCCTGGACCGACCCGGTGACCGTCACCTACACCCACGGGTTCGCGGCCATCCCCGAGGACCTGCGAGCGGTCTGTGTCCAGGCGGCAGCTCGGGTGCTGCGCAACCCCGGCGGCGTCCAGGCCGAGACCATCGGCCAATACTCGGTCACCTACGCCCGCGGCGACGGCAGCGGCGGCGGCGGGGGAGTGTTGCTGGCCGGCGACGAGCGGACCCTGGTCCGCCGCTATCGCCCATGACCATCGGCCGGCTGCTGACCACCCAGGTGACGGTGCTGCGGCCCGGCACGGCCACCGACGAGTACAACAACAGCCGCCCGGACTGGACCGCGCCGACCACCGCGACCTGGCCGGGGCGGCTGGAGCAGCGCACGGCCCGCGAGGTCACCGCCGACCAGGCCACCCAGGTCGCCGACTGGGTGCTGTTCTTGGCCCCCGAGGCTGAGATCGCCAGCTCCGACCGGGTCCAGGTCGACGGGACCGTCTTCGAGGTCGTCGGGCCGCCAGCGCTGGCCACCAGCCCGTGGCGGGCCAGCCATCTGGAAGTCAACCTGCGCCACGTCCAGGGGTGAGCTGATGCCTGCGGTCCGCATCGAGCTGAACCGGCGCCTGGAGCGGGACCTGGAGCGCTCGGGCGTGCTCACCCCGGCGCTGCAGGACCTGGCCGACGCCGTGGAGGCTGAGGCCAAGGCGCTGGCCCGCGCCGAAGCCTATGAGTCGGGCGACTACGAGCGCAGCATCGAAGCCGAGGTCGGCCCCGACGAGCGCGGCGACCAGGTAGTCCGCCTCCGGGCTGAGGACTGGAAAGCGCACTTCATCGAGTTCGGCTATACGCAGCGCAACGGGGTGTTCATCCTCGGCCGGGCGATCCTGCGCCGGGCGGCCGAGCAGGCCGGATGCGAGTGGCTCGGGTGGCCGCCGGAGGCCCGCAGCAATGAGCCCGCTGGTCCTGATGCCCGACGCCGAACAGGTCGCCATCACCTACTTGAAGACGGTGGGCGAGGTGACCGCTTTCACCAGCGGCGCCCGTATCGGATCTGAGCGCCCGGCTGGCTTCCAGGCGCCGCTGGTGGTGGTGCGTCGCTTCGGCGGCCTGCAGGCCATCCGCGGGTGGCTGGACGGCGCCCGCCTGCAGGTCGACTGCTACGGCCGCACCAAGGCCGAGGCCCGTCAGCTCGCCGCCACCACCCAGGCGGCCCTGTTCGCGCTGGCCGGCAAGACCGTCGCCGGGGCGACGGTGACCGCCGTCGACCAGGACCTGGGCCTGACCTGGCAACCCGACGACCAGCAGCCCGACGAGCGCCGCAGCCGCTACATCGTCGGCGTCGTGCTGTACGCACACCCGCCGCGCTAACCCAGCGAGCCCTTCCTGGCCGGCTCTGCCTGGCCGGCGCACCACCCCCACCGCACCACCCCTTCGTTCCGCCTGTCCGCAGCACCCATCGAGACGCCAAGGAGCGCCGATGTCCGAGGACAAGGTCGAGATCGTCCCCACCACCGGTTGGACCGACCCCAGCGGGCTGCTGCACCAGCCCGGCGAGGTCGTGGCCGTGGACCGGGCCATCGCCGAGCAGCTCATCCCGCCCCGCAGCGGCGCCGCCCGTCTGGCCACCGCCGATGAGCGCAAGGCCGCCGCCGACCAGTCAGCCCTTGCCGCGGCCGAACGCGAGCAGGCCGCCAAGCCCGGCAAGTAACCCGGCGCTCCACGAAAGGACACACCCGTGGCCCTGAATGCCTCCGATGTGGCCGTTGGCTCCAACGGCAACCTGTACATCGCCGCCCTGGGCACGGCCGCCCCGGCCGACTGCTACGCCCCCTGGCCGACCGGCTGGATGGACCTGGGGCTGCTAACCGACGACGGGATCGAGTTCACCCCCAATGAGCGTGACCTGACCGACATCCCCTCTTGGCAGCTCCTGGACCCGGTGCGCCGGGTCGTGACCAGCCGCAACGTCCAGGCCACCTTCACGCTCTTGCAGTACAACCGCCAGACGTTCGACTTCGCCACCGGCGGCGGGGTGTGGACCCAGACCCAGGCCCGCCAGACCTTCCAGGCGTCCACCGCCGTCACGGTCGACAGCTACCTGGAGCCGGCCACGGCCAACGGCCGGGTATACCGGGTGACGACGGCTGGGACCACCGCCGCCTCCGAGCCGACCTGGCCCACCGCCACCGGCCAGACCGTCACCTCGGGCACCGCGGTCCTGACCGACATGGGTCTGGGCTCCACCGCGGTGTACCGGTTCCTGCCCCATGAGCCCGAGCTGCTCGACAAGCGGCTGCTCGGCTGGGAATGGAGGGATGGCGGCCGGGTCGAGCGGGTCGTGCTCACCCAGGGCATCGTCGGCGGCGGCGCCGGCATCGTCTACAAGCGTGACGACGCGGCCAAGCTGGAGTGCTCCTTCCAGATCGAGGCCCAGGCCGGCGTCAAGGCGTACACCAAGCTCGACAACTACTCGGCGCCGTGACCGACGAGCACGACCTCGACC